TGAACACCATTAAGCAGACTATAATAGTTTACTATTTGTAACTTCATTTTTGGAAAAGCCTTATATGGTGGTCTGTGGTGCATATCTTTGTTAATATGACCTCCAGCTTCTGTCCAAATTACAGGCATTAAAGGTAAAGCTCTACTAACACTTGGATTTCCCCAACTTAAATCTCCCCAATTATAGTGATTGTTACTATTTTGACTTGGATTTGGTTGTTTGCCATAATTGTTAAATCTCCAAATAGGAGCAAACTTATTAGTAGCTATATCAACTTCTTCTTTTCTAAATTTTTCATCATTTATTTCTATATGAGTTTTATACTCTCCATAACCATTGCTTTCTCTCCAGGCATCTAATCCTGTCATCCCAATATCAGTAGATGTTCTTTTGTAGCTAAAATGAACTTCTTTTGCCAACTCTTCTACTATAAATTTATCGTTCCATCTTGTATTGTCTAATTTTTCAGTCCAATCTTTTACATCTCCAGATCCAAAGAAATCATTATATGGTTCAAAATAAACTATTTTATTTTTACTGTCTGCTGTCCATTGTAAATTAAATAAGTCTGTAATACCAGATATAAAGTCTATTTGTTTAGTATCGCAAGGTAAAAACTTCTGTTTATTTACATCAATAGAAGGAGAACCACCAGAAGGAACAGGGTAAATTAACATCTCTAATTCTTTAGCAGCTACCCAATACTTTGCAAGACCACCCATTAATGTTTCAGCAACTATTTTAAAAGAAATTACATCTCCAGCACTACAGTTCCATGATGTGTATGATGTGTAAAAATAATGCTCTCCATGATCAGCAATACCTGGAGCTTGATTACCACCATTTGCTGTAAAACCATTTCCTGTTCCATTATTTGTAACAAAAACATCTACACGACCACCATTGCAACCAGCACAAAAACTTACATCTATAATTCCTTTACAAATTACTTGATAATCTCCTGGAAATGGAACTACATAGCCCTTACTGCTAGATCCAAATGCTTTATTGCTTGGACTGCCTGTAAAATTATTACCTGTGTCTGACTGTATAATTAATGATGGATACCAAGTTCTATCATAACCATTTGGAGGTATATACCCACCAGATTTAAAATTACTCCACCCTAATATTTCATCTGCTCGGTGTCTACCAGCATCTTCAGCTTTTGCATAATAATCTCCATCTTCTCCAAAAGGATCTTTTCCTAATTCATAGTTTTCTCCAGAACTAAATGGATGACACAAAAGATTAAATGTCATAGTATTCATAAAATTACTTTCAACAGAATATCCAATGCTTTTAAAAATTGCTATTAATATGCTTTTAGTAAAAACAACAGGATGAAAATCTTTTACTCCATGATCCCAATCTGAAACACCAGGCAACTGTAAAGATTTATAATACCATTCTCCATAATTAGCTAATCCCCAAAACCAACCTTGTGGTTCTTCTGGTAAAGTAAATCCTGTTATTGGCTCAACAACACCACCATAAGGTTTAGAAAAAACCCAAGAATAAAGCACATTTAAATAATCTTTTTTTGGCTGTGTAGTTTCATTTAAAATTAAATCACATAATTTAGAATCAGCAATTTCTTGCGACCAATCAATAGTGTCTTCTAAAATATGACATTTATAAAAACCACCACTACCTGTGTTTCCCTCCTCTATTCTCATTAGTCCTTCAAAAACAACAACACCATTTGTTTTAATTCTTCCCCTTTCCCATCCTATATTTTCTCTTTGTGAATTTACACTTAACATAGGATCTAAAACCTCATTGTTGTGAGGACTAGCTGGTATCATAAAAGTTTTAGAATATCCAGATGTTCTTTTAGAAATATCGCTTATATCTCCTACAGAAAAATTAAGTGCTAATGGTACTTTTTCAGAATCTAAAACATCTAAAAATTTCCATTCGTATTGATCAATATTATAATTAAATGTACTTCCCATAATAGGAGTTGTTACATCTGTTAATTTTGGATCTGCTTTTTTTAATTCTATTTTATTTATTGTTATTGATGCAGATTGATTTTGATTTAAAGGTATTGCATTTAATAAAGTTAATTGTGCATCCATCATGTCTATAAATGCTTGATGGTCAATACTATGTGCGTTTTCCATACCTGTGTCATGTAAAGTAAAACCACCATTAATGTGTTTGCCTTTATATTTATCACTAAAAGGCAAGGCAGCAAGACAAAAAGTATATAAACCAGGTTCTGTTATTTCTGACATGCTATTTAAACCACTACTATATATTGGATTATTTGGTGTGCCTTCAAAAATCTGTATTCTAGCATTATTAATTGATGCTACATCTACTTTTAATTCCCAAACATCATGATCTCTGTTTCTCCAGGCATCTGGATCAGTATAAGAACCAGAGTTTATAATTGCTTCTCTCCAATATGAATTTCTAACACCAAAATAACCTTCATTAGTGTAAACTTCATTTTGCATTAAATTTTGCTGATTACCACTAAACATTTTGTCATTCATATATGACATTCCAATACTTTGTCTTTCGTTACTCCAAGTTATTTGACCTCCAGAACTATCCCATAATCCAGAATGAACATAAGCTGATATATACCAATCCAAATTACCTTGATTTCCATTAGCTAAATTGCTATTATACCAATGCTGGTTTAATTGTGCATAATCAGAAACATGATCTCCTCCATTACCTTTACATATTAAAAAACTACCATAAGAATCAACAACATCAAAACATAAAGTAACAGGTTGGTTTGAATCATCAAAAGACTTTATATATAATGTTCTTCCTTGCACATTCCACTCATTTCTTGTATAAAATATATTGTTTCTTGGTCTAAAATGTTTTGTGTTGAAAGTATGTGGTTCTTGTCTGTAAAAAGTACCTTCACTTTGAAAGTCAATCATTATTAGTTTACTATTGTTTAATGGCTGATATTCTATACCATTAGGCAATTCTATTTGAATTTGTGTTTGCGAACAACCAGAACTTAATGAACCTATACCTGTCCAATAGCCAATATAATTACCACTATAACCTACAACTCGTACATTTGGCTCATTACTATTAGGATTAAACATTTGGTCTGGTTTAGTGCTTTCTTTACAACCACCATAAACTTGTGTTGTTTCTTCTCCTATTTGAATGTTATTACTAACATTTTTTTGACCAGAAACTTCTCCAATTTCTAATACTGTGCTATATGCTAAATTACTTTCTGACATTATCCTTTTGGTTGTGTTTTTTGTTCTGAATAATTGTATTCAAACTCTAAAAAATATAAATTATTTTCAGTAGAATATAAATCCCATGATCCTGGCACTATATTTATTGGTGTTAATCTTTGTTCTCCAAAAACACCATTGTCTTCACTATGTTGCATTTTTTGTTGTATCCAAACCTTTGGACTAGCATATAATTCAGCTAAAAACATAGCCCTATCTTTACCTAATGGTTGTGAAAAAACTTTTACAGTATCTACTCTGTTTGTTATTAGCTTTGTTGTTGTGTGATGCTCTCTCATCATAGAATATTGGTGTTTATCGTATCTTACATCTGCAACAGACACACTTTCTTCTATTGTTCCATAACAAGAAAACCAATCAATACCACCTAAACTATTTTGAAAAATAAATTTACTTCTTTGTTTTCCTGCTCCACAATTACTTAAATCATTACTATATGATATTGTTCTATATAAAGATAGTTTTGATCCACCATAACTTTTTGTGCTCCACCAGCTTGTAGGAAATAAACCTGTTGGACTATTACCAGAAATAGCACAAATATCTATTTTTTTACATATTAAATTACCATTAGCATCTACTATGCTATTATATGTGCTTCCTGTTGCAAATGATATATAAGCACTTAAAGATATAGGATGAACAGGTATTCTTTCCTTTCTACTATAGCTATCGCTTAACTGAATAATATCTACTCCACTTACATTTGTGCCATCATTATATCTTATAATAACTAAATGTAATAATAAATTGTCTTTACCTTTACTCCAATATGTGTATAAACTATCACAAGGAAAATCTAGCATATCAATCATAAAACCATTTTGTTTTACATGGCTATTCATTGTAGGCATTTTTGTTAAGGGTAAAGTAGATCCTGCAAAGGGAGCTAAACCATTTTGACCTAAAACATACCTGTCTAACCAAAAGTTTTCATTCGTAGAACTAGTAGAAATATCATTTGACAAATTTGCTGGTGTTGCTATAAAAATATTACTATCTACAGTTGTTCCATAATCATCAAAACTAACACTTTGATTAGATGTATATCTTACAGCCCAAATTTTTAAATAAAATCTTCCTGTTTCAAAATGACCAGGTAATTGAAACGAACTAAAACTATATATTGGACAAATTGCTTTACCAACATAATGTCTTACAAATTCCATTGCATTAAAAGCATAAACACCAGGAAAACCACCTGCATCTTGATTTTGTTCGTATCCATTGATTAATACACCTGTAGAAATAAAATTATTTTGTCCATAATCTTTTTCCATGTAAAGTTCTGCTCTTAAATAAGCAACATCACTATCTGATATATAAGCCCAAATGTCTATTGGTCTATATGCACTTAAAAATTCTCTTGTTGTGTTTTTTAAAAATGTAATTGTACTAGGCATAATTATATTGTTCTATTTAATATTCTATGAGCATCTTTTTGTATTGCAATCATTACATTTTTTGTCAAATACTCTACTGTTTCTTTATCTATATCTTTTTTTATTTCTTTTATGTAACCTGGAGCTTTTGGTGCACCTTCGTAGTTATCACTTTCTGCTAAACCCTTTTGTGTTCTAGCTATTCTAAAAGCTGCCTTTAAACCTTTTTTTAAATCCCCACCATAGAATTTTTTTGCAGCCCATTGTGCTAATCCTGTTATATAATCATTTTTTCCAGCTTTTGTGCCAGGTGTATAGGGCACTTTTAAGGAATTATAGCCATCATCTAGTATCTTTCCATACTTATGTGGAGTTGTTACCACTAAAGTCATCCTACCACCACCAGCATCAACAAATTCAGACTTTAGGCTTTTAGATAGCTCATGAGTTGTGCTCATTCGCTTTGAATTACCAGGTCTAATTATTTTTAGCTGATTTCTTATTTTTTTTTCAGCTATTTGACCAGCTCTTTTTATTGTTGTTTCAATTCTGCTTATTGCTCCCATTAGTCTGATCCACTTTCACAGTTATCTTGACAATCAGCTAGTGAAGAGTAAGTACCTGTGCCATCTCCAGGATCAACACAAACACCTAATACACAATTAAATGTTTCTGGAGTAGTAGCAGGAGGAAAATTGTTGCAATCAAAATTTACACAGTCAAAAAACACAGAAATAGTAAAGGTGCATGAGACAGAAACTAAATTATCATTATGTGTTCCTTTTTCTCTAAACATTTGTATAGACTGATTGTCTAAAAGATCTTGACAATTACTACCAGCACCTACACATCCTAAAAACTTTAAAATTCTAGCTTCTAATGCAGTCATAATAACATGAACATTATCTAATATCTCTACACCTGTAGCATTACTTTTTGATGTAGGTCTAAAAGCAGTTATCACACAAGAAAATTCTTGAACACCAGATGTTATGTCTGTCATTCTTGATGTAGGATACTCAAAATTTAAAAGATCATATTTTATGTTGTGATCAAAATTTATGTGTGGTAGTTTACCAAACTTAAAAGTCTTAAAACCAGCACTTGTTGCACAGGTATTAAAATTGTTTACTAGTTGTGTTAATGTTGTAGCCATTATTTGTTTTCTTTATTATGTAAATCATTTAATGTTTTTTCATAAGTACCACAAGCACTTTTCCATGATAAATATGTTAAAACATCATACAAATTAGCTAATTGAGCACTTACTAGTGGTGTTTCTTTAGGCAAAGTAAATATACCATCTTGTGCAACACCATAAAGTGAGTTCAACCAACCATAACCATCTATTGTTGCTTTGGCAGCTCTTTTTGCTTTAGCATCTCCTCCATCTCCAGAGAGATTAGGGAATGTATCATTAACTTTTGCTCTAACTTGGTCAAAAAAAAAGCGACATCCCAAATGGTTGCCATATCCAAGTCTTCAAACATTCTAGCTCGTTTGTCAATAATATTATCATCTAATTTCTCTTCTTCTCCATCTTTTTTACAAAGTATTGCTATTTGTCTAGGCAAAATACCTAAATTTCCTTCTTTTAGCATACTACTTTGTATGTCTAACTGTTCTGCTTCTATATATCTACCAAAAGATGATTTTTTCATAAATTCTTTTGGTAAATTATATTTTTCTCCATCTAATTCAAATTTTTCTATATGTGTAGGTTTATAGGCATCATTTAAAAAACCTAAATGTTTCATTACATCATTTGCAGTATCAATATTAATCATACTAATTTCTTCCTCAGACAATCCTGTCCAATAACATAAAATTTTAGTATTATCTTCAAGATCCATTAAAGCATTGTCTAATTCTTCTGTTTTATCTGCACTTGCTTCTGCTCTAGGCATAAAAGCATTGACAAGATCAGAAAATCCTTTAAATTTTTTAAAATTTACATCATACCATGTGTCTGGTAATGTTATTTTGTTCTCGTTTAATATAAAATCCATTTTAGTTTAAATTAATTCTGCCAATAGTTGTTAAATTAGGATCTATGATTAAAGCTAACTCTACATTGTCTAAAAAATCCTGTATCAAAGATATAACTTTTTTTTCATTAATGATTGCACTTTCTTTATCTTGCATTGCAGCAAAATAACCTTTAGTAGCCCAATAAACATTATTCCCTAAAGAACTGTACCAATTTTTATACTCAACACTTCCTTTTACAGCTTCTTCTCCTAATTTATTATGATAAACAATAAAATCTTCCATTATATCTGTAAAACCAACAAAATCTTCTTCATAATATGTGGCATTGTCTATTATTTCATGCAGATCATACAAAAAATTAATAACAACATCACTATGTCTCTTATTTAAACAAAATATTTCAACATATTCACTCATGCAACAATATAACAAAAAACCTATGGAACTTTATGGAACAAAAAGTTAGTTTTTTTATCTCCAGGCTACAATTCCCATATTATTTTTAAACATATACCTCATTCTCATCATAAGAGCATCAGCATAATCTGGAGAATGTCCTAAAACAGCTTTCATTTCTTTTTTTGATAAAATTGCAAGTTTACCATCCATGTCCATGTTTTTTCTTCTAATAACTTCTAATTCCTCAATAATTTTGTTTCTCAAATCAGTATCATTACATTTTATCCAAATATTAGCTGCATTTATCTGTTCAGCCAACTTATAATAACATTGTGTCTTTAAATTTTTATAATTCTCATTATTTAAACTTTTTGAATTATTTACGAAAGGTTGCACTCCTTTCATGTAATGAGACAAATATTGACCTACTCCATCACTATCAATTATGATGTTTTTTTGTGGTATTTTGTGCTTTTCAGACAGATTTCTTATGAGTTTCTCTACATTATCGGCAGATGTCTTGTCTTTTGTTACGATTTCTTCTACTACCATGCCATACCACACGCAAATAACTAGTTTATCACTTCCAAGTAGTGCAATATCACAAGAAAGATACTTTTTATCATCTTCAGATTTTACAAATGAGTTAGTAAACACATTAAGTACAGCTTCATAGTCAAAAAGCCTATCTTCTCCAGAATCGTATTCCCAATTACCATGCAAAAGCCTTTCTCTTGACACAGGATCAAGTTTTCTTAATTGTTCTTCGTAAAACTCTGAAATATGTGGATTATCTATTAGTTTAGCTTGTACAAACTTTTTATGGTCTGGTAAAGTGTCATCTCTATTTTGTTTATAGAAATCATATACCCAATTTTTACTTGGATTACAGCTCATAAGAACCTTTGGTCTTAATTTATACTCTGAAAGTTTAAATCGTATCCTAGAAGCTACAACATTTTTTGCTTTTTCTGTACATTGGTTTACCTCGTCAATGAAAGCTCCAGAAATCTCAAGTGATCCGAGCGAATCAAAATTCGGATCTGCTGGATATTGAAAAAGGTCTTTTAAAATAATTGTACTACTATTAATAAACTCAATAACATTACTTTGAGCATTAAACTTGTAACTTTCCCCTTTTTTTACTCCCCAATCAGAGCATACCATAAAAAACGAATTTAATGTTGTTTCTTTTAATGTTTTCAAGGTAGCCCTCCCCATCAACCACCTAGTACCAGGATACCTTAGACAAGAATACAACAACCATGCTGCTCCAAAATATGATTTACCCCCACCGGCACTACCACCAAATAAAATTTCTGATGTAGTATTGTCGTGCAAATATTCCCAAGCCTTATGTTGTTTTTCTGTTGGCTTAAAATTTATTTCCAAGTCTTAAATAATTTCTTTAGTGGCTGTGCTACTAGTTTTGACAAAATTAAATATGCCAATACTAATGGTGTAAGTGTGCAAACAGCTAATATTGCAAAACTATATTCTAGTATTGTAGCATCTTTTACTACAGAGTCAAATTCTTCTTTTATGTTCATGTTATAATATATTTATTTTACTTTGGTCTATGGTAACTCCAGATGGTAAATTATCTGGCAGCCAAGTTGTTTTTATGTAATTTGCAAAACCACTTACATTTAAACCATTACTATGATTTTGTGCAGAAAATTCATATTCCAAATCTGGAAAGAGTTTAGTTGCAACAGCCATATTAGCTATGTTAGCTAAAGTAACTGTTCCTGTTGGTGGTTGTGTGTAAGCAGCACTATGTATATTTACCTCGCTATGCGTTACAGCTTGATCATAAAAACTATCAGCTCCTTCAGCTACAGTTATATGACTAGATATTTTCTTTAATTCTCCCAAAGATAATGCTTGGTGTATTGTTAAATCGTTAGCAGCACCAGATGAAGAGTCTTCAAACAGATTAATGTGTAAAGAATAAACAGCACCTTGTAGAAATTCTGTTTTGACACTACCAGATGGAATGTTAATTACCTCTTCTTCTTTTGTTATTACTTTAGCAGACCTTTTGTCCTCTGTTAATTCCTTTAATTGTCTTGCTTTTTTTACCTTGCTTTCTCCCCTAGAAACCACCTTTCGTTCATAGTGTCCTAATGCGTTATCAATCTTTTTTGCTGTTATTGTTATTGCCATTTTTATTCTTTTTTATTCCAAACTATGTTAATTATTTTTATTATGTTAGCACTTTAAAGTTAGTATATAACTATTTATAATTGTAACTCTTTAACAATAGTTAATTAATAATGTCTTTATCTATTGTTTAAGCGATTGTCAAGGGGATATTATGCTTTATCGGAAGGAGTTTGGTAATTAAACACAAAACTCTCTCCTCCACTAGTAACATCAACTCTATCTACAACAATACCCTTCATCTTTGCAACATCCTGCAACAACAATCTGCACAAATTCAAATCTCCAGACTTATAAGACTGTCTATATAAATCTTGCAACATAATTGCATGTTTATCTATCTCATATTCTCTCTCTTCACTAAACTGATCTGAAAAGCTCTCCAAAGCCTTTTTATAATAAATACTTGCTTGTCTCTTTTTTATTCCCCAATGAGCTTCACAATACTCCATTATGTCAGTATATCTTATTCCTCTCAAAATTAATTTTACAACTTCTGTAGTTCTTTTATAGCTCACTAATGATGTAGCTTTTCCATTGCTTTTATTAATGTTTAAATCATTTAGATCATACTTTGCCACAACACTCTTTATAGTCTCCACATCTTCCTTTTTTTTAGCTTCTTTTTGACTTCTAGTTTCATCTCTCTGCATGTCTCTTCTGTTCATTTCCACACTTTTTATCGTTTACACTTTATATGTACAATAATAATAAAAAATATTTGATAAATCTTGGAACAAAAATACATATTGTGCACCAGGTGCATAAAAACTTCAAATTTGAAAAATCTAGTGTGAATATTGGACTACTTTTTATCCTGTTCCTCAATGCGTAAATCAACATTAATATATAGATCAATTAATTAATAAATCAATACTTTTTTTTATTTGTCCGGCTTTTTTTATGCGTTTTTTGTGCTGTTGGTGGTGGTTTATTGTTCTTTTTTGCTTTGCTACTTGTGTAAAATAGTGTTTACAGGTGTCCGACTTTATAACACTTTTATAATATATATTAATATTTATTTGCTTTGCCTGTTCTGGCTGTTCTTCTGGTGGGCTTCTTTGCCTTGCTTCTGGTCTCCCTTTGTGCCTGTTCTGGTGCTGTTCTTCTGTGCCTGTGGTGGCTGTGCATCTGGTCGGCTTTGGCTGTGCCTGTGGTGGTGTGGTGTGGTTATCTGTTCGGCTTCTGGGCTTCTGGTGGGCTTTGTTTGTGGTGGTGCTTCTGGTGGCTGTTGTTGGTATATATAAACATAAAAAAACCCTCATAAAATGAGGGCTTTATCTGTGTGGCTGTGTGGCTGTTGCTGTGCCTATTCTCTTATATTTAATTGGTCAAATATATAACCATCATCAAACCAAAGAAAATCATTTATTTCTGTTTCTGTTGGTGTTTTATTGTAAAATAATTCTTCAAGTAAATACTCTAAATCATCAATTTTATCATGTTCTTTAATAGTGTTTAAGGTGTCAAGACCTCCAGACCATGCGTCAAAATTAGCTAAATTATTATAGTGTTTTTTAATATACATTTTATTATTTTTTAAGTTAGTGTTTTATTCTTTTTATAAGTGTGTTAAACATTCAACGCAAAAATTAAAATTTTCGTTTTCTTCGTTTTCTGCGTTACATTTCCAACAATTAACAATTCGTTTTTTATCTTCTAAACTAAACAAATATTTTATTATTCTTTTTATCATGTTTAATTTTTTAAATATGTGTTATTGCTACGATTAAAGCTGATAAAATTGTAAGTGCTGTTGCTGTACCTGTTGCAAATATAACCCCTTCAACTAGTACATCTGAAAATGGTTTATTGTCGTAAAAAATAGTAGTTTTTTTATTTGCTTTTTCTTTTTGCAAATTTATTAAAAATGGTGTCATTTTCATTCCTCTTGCTGATTTGCTAAATTTCCTGTTTTTCATTTTTTTGATTTTAAGTTTAAATTAGTTTCGTTTTGTCTGGCTAAATTACAAAATATTTTTAATTGACAATAAAAAAATAAACTTTTTTAAAATTATTTTTTTTATAAAATATTGGGCTTCAAATGGTTACAAAGATTTGACCATTTCAAAATTGCTTTTTTGCATAAAGAATAAAACAGCTACCAAATGACCAATCAAGGATCTAAACTTAAAAAT